TGGATCGTTTTGAGATACGATTTGCTTCTTCGTCACCAACACGAGCACGCCACTTCTTAAAAATCTCCTTATTATAATGGGAGGTCACCGAGGTGATAGACACCATCGGATGATCCTCCACAGTATAATATCTTACTCCATCAATAGTCTTCCGTCTTAGTTTAGGAAGATCAATATCAACATGTTCAAACATTAAAGTCCAAGTGCAATCTTATTAAGAATGTAACTCTTAACTAGACCAGATCTCACAATGTCATCAACACCGAACTCGATTGATTCGAACTCTGGCATTGCCGCAAGGATCTTCATAAAGTCAAGGATACCATTACGTTCGTTTGTCTTGACAAGATCCGACTGGGCAGCATCACCACAGAAATGGATCTTACAATTCTCACCAACTCTTGTAATTATACTATCAAGTTCATGGAAATTCAAGTTCTGTGCTTCATCAACGATAAGAATACAATCGTCTAGTGTAGTGCCACGGATGAAACTGGTGGACCAGAACTTGATAGACTCCTGTGTCTTCAGGTTACCCCACAGCATGTCAAAGTCATTGTCTGTAGGCAACTCGAACATGTATTTGACCATGTTCTTATAAGGAATCTGATACAAAGATGCCTTGTCTTCGTGGTCACCGGGTAGGAAACCAATCTCCCTTGTAGATACTAGAGATCTTACAATAACAACACGGGTGTATGGTGTAAGAGGATTGAGAACTTCCTTCAGTGCCAGGTAAAGCATGATGAAAGTTTTACCTGTACCAGCAGCGCCGTAAGCATAGACGTTTTTGTCTTCCTTATAAGCATCAAACACTCTGGTTTGATTCTCTGTCAAAGGCTCAATGTCGATCATCATGTCGGCATTGAAAGGTTTCTTTCTCTGCATTTGCTTTGCGGACATTCCCGCACCAACTTGTGTGGAAGTTTTCTTCTTTCTTGCTGGCATATTAGAAGTGAGTTGTTTTCTGGGGCTTGACCTTAGAACCAGGAGTCTTGCTTACCTTGTGGAGAACTTCATTCCATCCGCCATCGGTTTTGCTATAGACATCTCCGGTACCAGAAACAGCACCGGCACATCCTTGTGACCAGTCCTTGTCCCAGTCGGGATTATCTTTTCTCCACTGATCGTAAGCTTTCATGCTCATCATGAGCGTCTGCTGTTCGCCAGTTTTGAGATTTTTTACGGGATACGAAGGCATAATGTTTGCGTTCCTTGAGTATTTAGAAAAACCTTAGGGGTGATTTTTTGCCGGAGAATTTTTCCGGCGTTTTATGGAAAATTAAAACGATTTTAGTTTTGGGTTATGATGTACCAAGTATGCTGCTCCGATTGCTGTACCTCCATCATGTGACACAGGTTCAGCATAGAATTTTACGTCAGGGAATGCCTTGGTCAACTTATAGTTTACCACACAATTAAGAAAACATCCACCTGCCAGCACGACGTTCTTCTGCTTGGTGGTTGCCAGTGCTTTCTCTACCAGTACAACAGACTTGTCTTCCCACTCCTTCTGAACACGGGTAGCATCAGGGTGAGTATTGTATGGAGCGAGACCCATCACCTTACCTGCCTCAAATTCACCCAACTTTAAGAAGTCTGCCACCGCATCAAACTCCTTACCAATACCCCAAGTGGCATACTCATCATAGTTACCATCTTTGTAGGTGTTGTATTCTTTATGCTTCACCTTCCAGTGGAAGCGACGACCTGTCTTACAGTGGAAGATAGTCTCACATTCGTCACCCTTGTCAGAGTGCGATCCATTACTATCAACTACGATCACTGCTGCCTCCTCAAACCCAGAGTTGTAAAACCCACAGGCAGCATGTGTCAGGTGATGTCTGTCCCGAAAATCAATCTTTTCAGCATCAGGAAACAGACGTTTGATCTTTGTAATACACTTCACAGAATTCATCTTCTTATATTCGTTCCGCCAATAAGCATCGGAGATGGCGACAGCATCAATGTTCTCTACCATATCCAACAACTTACTGACATCAGAATCTTTTTTGACTCTGGTCACACGTTCTGCTTCCAAATAAAAATCTATCTGCCCGTCATCGACGACACAGATAGACCCGTTGTTTGATAAATTTACTCCAAGGATTCGCATTTCTTCATCATACGATTGATCTCTGGGAACCACAGCACCTTAATATCAGAACGTTCGAACGTATCGATAGCATCCTCAGGTGTTTCAACCAACGGTTCCCCTGCTAGGTTGAATGAAGTATTTAACACCATTGGAACTTTACTATACCTATAAAACTCTGAGATCAGTTCATAGTAATGTGGATTAGTTTCCTTGGTCACAGTCTGAATCCTACAGGTGTGGTCAACGTGTAGAACCGCAGGAATTTTATCCCTAACCTCCTCCTTTGCTTCTACCGCATACATCATCTCCCTTGAGTGCTCCAAGGTAGACATATCAAACCAGTCAGTCGCATGTTCTTCCAGCACACTGGCAGCAAAGGGTCTGAACTTCTCACGGTTCTTTACTGTGTTCACTCTGTCGGGTCCTAGACCGTCCCGAGGATCGTATAGGATACTCCGGTTGCCTAGTGCCCTAGGACCTGCCTCAGAGCGTCCCTGATAGACTGCTACGATCTCTTGCTGGAAGATATAAGTAGCGATCTCTTGTGGAGTCACCCTGGGCAGGTGACGAAGGTGCTCCAGACTGTGTACTGGACCCGTATACATTACCATCCTGCCGCTTCTGCTACCGTGGGGAACTGTTCTTTAAAGATACGCTTACACTCAAGAGCAATGTCCATGTGCTCCTTCTGTGTACCGTTAGCAGACCTCAGATCAATATAATGGTACCATGATCTTACTGATCCGGTCATGTAGAGTCTGGTTGGACAGGCGAGTGGAAGCACAAAACGAGCACACTCCTTTGCCACACCTGCGTCTAGCATCTGGTTGTAAAGAGCAGAAGCAGAACTAAACAACGTCACCATCTGACGGTTCAGTCGTTCTACAATCACAGGATCAAGATCATCAGTACTGTTCTGACGATTCTTAGTGTCCTGACGACGGAGTTCAGGCAACTCAATCGTATCGCTCAGCAGGTTAGTGCTGGCATAGCGTTGCGAAAATTCTTGCATCGTGAACGAACGGTGACGAAGCAGCTGAGCTGCCAGTCCTCGCGTGGTCTCAATCTCAAGGGTCATGTGTGCCTGCTCAAAGACAGACCAGTGACCATGCTTGATACAATAACCCAGAAGTTTCGCGTAGTTAGGATTCTCCTGGTTGTTTGGGTTGCTGACTCTGGCGACATACGCCATTGTCTTCTCCGCATCAGGAGTTACTGTTACTAGACTTACTTTCATCACAAATTTCTCGGAATCCTCGTTTCTTTTTAAGAAGTTTCTTCGTCAGTTTAAGTTGTAATCGTAGATATGTCAACTCTGTAGGTGTGTACTTCCAGGGTTGTTTTAGTGCCTCCTTAATGAGGCGGATAGAATCTTTATACCTCATAATATTATAGTAAGAAACAAAAAAGGGGTGCCGAGCACCCCAACTTCTATTTAAGGTAGTTGTCAATGCTTCTGTAGAAGCATCAGTTCACCGTATAGAATTGACAAGAAAGCAACAGACCCTAGGGATACGATCCCAGCGATTTGTACTGCCTGCATGTCACTTTGTGTAAGTACGACCGCGATAGCAGAAAGTGCCGTGAGACTCTTCTCCTGCTTTGCGAACCTCACATTTTACACCACGATAAGCGGTGTGAGTGATTTGAGCATCGTGAAGAGCAGATGCTTTGTTGATCTGCTGTTTGATGATCTGCAAGGTGTTCATGTCTGACTCCTAAAGTAGTTGGATTTTCGCCCGTTCCTTTAGTCGTTTGCGTCCCAGTGAAACTCACATTCTGGTACAGATTCCTTTACGGTCTCGACCAATTCTACCTTGATATTATCAGGTAGATTCTCATGTGCGTCAATCCTCAGCATGATAGCGTCGGCGTCAGCACATAACATATTAGTATAAAATAGTAGTTCCAACATGGGATGAACGCTCCGTTCCGCGACTTACTTGCGTCCCACCCGAAAGTGGGATGAACGTCAGTGCCATAATAGCACATCATATACTATGTAGTCAAGTAGTTTGGTATAACTTGCTACTTTTTCTTGCTGCTCGTCGTTGCCTGCTGTGCTCCCCAGAGTTTAGGATTCATTCTACCTTCTGTCTGGGTCATGTTAACGAAATCTTTTTTATACTTGTCGTAGTAATGATCAAAGAGTT